TCAAAGATTATGTATGCAACAAACTCTTCAATTCCGCTTGTGTACGGATCAGACTCTTCTACAAAAATAGTTGAAAATCCAAACGGTCCATCTTTGGTTATTCCAGGCATGGGATTCCTAAACGAGTCTGGTAGAAATCAAACACTATCCTTTGAAGCATGGATGCGTATAAAGACAGATGGTAACCGTTCTGCAGAACCATTTAGAATTTTTGGTCCACTTGGCTCTACGGATGGACTTTATGTAAACGGACAACACCTGATTATAAAAGCAGACAATCAGTATTCATCACACTATGTCGGTGAATGGTTTAGACCAATGCTAATCAATATTGAATATGTTCCAAACAAGATTTCTCTTTTTGTAAATGGAGAACTGGCAACTGCAATAGACGTTTCCTCAATATCCTTGCCAGACGACACAGAAGACTATCTTGGGTTCTATGCAGGTGGAAATGTGTCCCACATTGAACTTGACTGTGCAGCCGTCTATCCATACAGGATAACTCCAGTTATTGCTAAAAGAAGATTTGGATATGGTCAAGCTGTAGTTCTACCTTCTGAAATTGAGACTGCATACTCTGGAAGACAAATTCAGATTGACTACACTTTTGCAGGGTATTCATCAGACTACTCATACCCAAAGATTGAGTCTTGGTCTTCATCACTAAGAGAAAACACATATGTCAATAGAGACATTATGGGTACACCAAGACTATCAAACCCAGACATTGTTCTTTCAAAAACATTTGGAAAATCCGATAAAGACCTATCAGTGTGGCAATCTGATATTGCAAATCAAAATGAAATTGGAACTGATTATCCTTTTATCACAATGCTTCCAGAAACGCCAGACTTGCCAGAAGAACGCTGGGCAAACGAAAGTGGCTACATCTATCTAAGTTCAATGAGACTTCCAAATGTTGCTGTAGCAAGAGGATTCTATGTTCTTGCAGAAGCAAGTGCAGACCACGCAGACGTAGACCAGGTAGTATTCAAGATACAAAATAAGGACACACTTGACAGCATCTCTGCAATACTCTCTGGAACCAGTCTTTCTTATGTTTACAATATTTCTGGAACTCAGGGAACTATCGCAAATAAGACGGTATCATCTGGCTCTAAGTTTGTAGCTGGGTTCGACTTCAGCCAGCTGTCTGTATCTTCAAATACAAACGTAAGAAGATTCCTCTCTGCAAGATCACGATACGCTGTGTTCGTAGCAGGAGACTATGTAGGCAAAGACTCAGAAATATCTACAACTTTTAGAGGTAAGGTGTATGGCATAGGAATGTCGTCACAGGTAAACTTTTCAAAAGAAGGTCTATCTGCATACTTCACAAATGGTGTGGCAAACGTATCAACTGTAGCAAACCTAATAGCAAAAAAGTCAACATATCTTTTTGGGCTTAAAAAAGAAACATTCAATGCAGAAAACGTATACAGCCTTGACATCTCTACAATGTCATATTTCCAAGACTTCATTCCACTCAGCAAGTTTGCAAAGGTAGCACCTGGAACAGGCGAGTATGTTACAGACATGCTCCAGTTCTCAATAGATGCAGAGCAATCAACTACCATAGCAACAGGCAACATCAATTCCTCAAACAATGATATTAGATCATTTGTATACTTTGACTACTCAACTCAGGTCCCACACTTTGGAAAAGATGCAGGACTTACCCTGACCAACTTGCCATATGAAAAGGTGGTTAATGCTAAGTCAACCTGGAGTGGTAAAAAGTTTGAGGTGGCTGATGGCACTGTGATAATGATGCCAAAAGAAAACTTTGCCACAGGAAAAACACAGAATGACTTGGTAATGTACACCCTGGTTGAGATGTATTCTAAGTCTGCATCAAGAATGCCAATTAAGATTAGATCACTAGAATATGCAGCACAAACATTTTCAAGGGTTACAGATGAACGATTTAACATTCAAAACGCTAAGAAGATTGGAACACGCTCACAGTCTTCAGCCCTATACATGTTCTCAGAAGCTGACGGAGTATTTAACCCATCAGCATATAACCCAATTGCAATATCAAAGAGCATGTCGCCATATCTGTACTTGACCAATAAAACAGGGGTAAAGGTTCTTGGAGAATACTCAACCACAAACGACAGAGGTATTTACATTCCAATCAACCAGGATGCATCTGATCAGTATTATGTTTCTCTAATGTCTACATATATACTTTTCAATGACACAGAGTTCCCAGAAGAAATGACGGCATTTGAAATGTATGACAATCACTATACAAAGCTAAAGTTAGTGTTAGAGTCTACATCAGATTCTTCTGTTGCAACTGTATCAGTTAAAAGAGATATTGCTGGAACATGGACAAGCCTTACAAACGTAGAGTTTTACATTAATGGAGTATACACAGTATCTCCAACAATCAATGCTGGGCAGTGGGCAAGCATTGGTATCCTGTTTGTAACAGAGCCAATGGATATGTCACTCAGTTCTGACCACAGACTAGAGGTTGTTGGCAGTGTATTGGTAAACAACATTTCATACTACCAGCTAAGACCAGAAGAGCTTGCACAGCAGGTTCTGCCACAGGAATGGAATGACTATGACACAGAGTTCTTCTGGTCAGGCATGGATACAGAGTTTATCTGGTCACAAATTGCAGCAACAGAGCAATTCGTTAGACCAGAGCTTGCTCCAGATAAGATTTCTAAAGTTTATAATGGAACAAACCGTATTTTTGCAACTGCAGAGAACGATTTGACAGGCATTAGTATAGAACAGTACGAATACGATATCATTAAGGATACTGTTTCGCAAAATTCCGTGACAATCACACCATAATGTGGTATACTAGTGGTTATGGATAAAGTAATGAATGGACCACTTGGTAAGACTCGTGTAAGAGTTATCGAAGAAAAGTTTTCAGATGCAGGTATTTATGTATGGCAGTTGCCATCAGGAAAGTACTTTACAGACGGTGAAGGCAACGCACTAAGCATCGAATCAATGATTAACGATGTTGCAAAGATTAAAGAATTGACAGAGGCAGCAGCCTACTATGGTCAGCCAGAGGGTAAGCCAGTATTCTTCTCAAACGTTCGCAAGATCTCAGATGAAGAGTATAGTGAACAGCAAGACCGAATGGCACAGGGATTCATTCCATCATCCAACGACCTAGGTGCTTTGATTGCTGCAAAGAATACTTATGACAAGTATGGAAGTGAGGACTAATGAGCGACCTAGTTAGAATCCCAATCAAGGACGACTCTTTTCTAAAGGGAGAGATCTTCGATCCAGCATCAGAGTTTAAGGCTATGGACCCATTCAATAAAGACTGGACCGAAGTCAGAAAGTACTCAGGCATTGAGCAGAACTTTAAGCGTCGTGCTGATCGTATGTTTGAAAAGCAGCAAATGTCAGATGCTTACATGGACTCTGCAAACGCAGTCCAAAGCGGTAGAGAAGATGCAAAGTCAAAAGCAATTAACCCAGGTGTAGTATACAGAAACGCCTATGGTCTATTTGACGTTATCACACCACCATACAACCTAAACGAACTTGCAAACTACTACGACACCTCGTTTGCCAACCACGCTGCTATTGATGCAAAGGTTGAGAATACTGTTGGTCTTGGTTACGACTTCATGGTTTCTAAGAACACACTTATGAAGCTTGAAGACCTTGACGACAAAGACAGACTTGACAAGGCTCGTAAGAAGATTGAACGACTCAAGATTCAACTTCGTGACTGGCTAGAAAGCCTCAACGAAGACGAGAGCTTCACCAGCGTACTTGAAAAGGTAATGACAGATGTAAATGCAACTGGAAACGGATACATTGAAATTGGTCGTACCACAAAGGGAGAGATCGGATATGTCGGTCACATTCCTTCAACTACAATGCGTGTACGTCGCTTGCACGATGGCTTTGTTCAGATGATTGGTAACAAGGTTACATATTTCCGTAACTTTGGTGCTTCTAACGTAAACCCAATCACTGCAGACAAGCGTCCAAACGAGATTATCCACATCAAGGAATACTCTCCTCTAAACACTTTCTATGGAGTACCAGATGTGATTGCTGCTATGCCAGCACTCATTGGTGACCAGCTCGCCTCACAGTACAACATCGACTACTTCCAGAACAAGGCTGTTCCTCGTTACGTTGTAACACTAAAGGGAGCACAGCTATCTGCTGATGCAGAAGACAAGTTGTTCAGATTCCTACAGACAGGTCTAAAGGGACAGAACCACAGAACACTTTACATTCCACTTCCAGGAGACTCAGACACCAACAAGGTTGAGTTTAGAATGGACCCAATTGAGGCAGGTGTTCAGGAAGCATCATTCAATGATTACCGTGTACGTAACCGTGACGATATCCTGATTGCACACCAGGTTCCTCTATCTAAGATTGGTGGTGGAGATGCATCTGCTATCGCAGCAGCCATTGCTCAAGACCGCACATTCAAGGAGCAGGTAACTCGCCCAGAACAGACAAAGCTTGAGAAGATTCTTAACAAGATCATTCGTGAAAAGACAGATATCTTGGAAATCAAGTTTAACGAACTTACACTTACAGATGAAGTTGCACAGTCACAGATTGACGAACGTTATACTCCAAACGAAATTCGTGAGAAGCTTGGTCTTCCACAAATCGACGGTGGAGATGAAATGATCGAACTAACAGCACGTCAAGCAGCAGATGCAAATGCAAATACACGACAGAACAGAAACCGTGATGCAGAACGCACAGCCAATCAGTCTGACGGAGAAGCAACAACTACTGGAAGAAACGCCCAGGGAGAGGGAAGGTCTTCACAATAACAAAAAAGTGTGTTATAATAAAACGTAACACATTTGTTATAAAAAGGCTCTATAATATAAATACCATGGTAAATATCGCAAAAGCTCATTTCGACGTGGACGGAGATAACGTCCGTCTTTCAATGCCGTTCGCTAAAGTGGACGCAGAGCGTCGAATCGTATCTGGATTCGCTACGCTTGACAACATTGACAAGCAGAATGACATCGTTACCCCAGAAGCTTCTCTAAACGCCTTCTCAAAATTCCGTGGTAACATTCGTGAAATGCACCAGCCATCAGCAGTAGGCAAGATGGTAGCATTCAAGGAAGACAAGTACTTTGACCCTGAAAGCAAGAAGTTCTACTCAGGCATCTATGTATCAGCATATGTATCAAAGGGTGCTCAGGATTGCTGGGAGAAGGTTCTAGATGGAACTTACTCAGGCTTTTCTATTGGCGGTAGAATGAACAAGTGGGATGATGCCTACGACGAGAAGATGGATGCCCCTATCCGTATCATCAAGGATTACGA